CACGTGGAGTGATCGCATCGTCAAGGGTGAAGTGAGGTAGAGCGAAGGCGTGCATACGACGATTTGTGTCGATGCTTACTTGGTGACGACTACCACGGTGAACGTCCCCAACCAGACCGAAGCCAGATGTGATTTCTTCCAGGGTAATAGTTTCTTGGTTGGTTGTATCTTTAGTGAAGATACCTAGTTGTTGACCCAGGCCCCAAATGTTAGGGACGATCATCAACGGCTGTGTCAGGTCAGTGTACTCGTAGTTGTTGTTAGCGTAGCTACGAACAGCGGCCTTAGCGATTTGTACTTGAGACATTTGTGTTCTCCTGTGTTAGTGAATTAAACGAACGCGTATGGTTCAAGTTGATCAACAGCGAAGATGTTCTTAGCTTTCAGAGCAGTAAAGCTTGCTTCTTTATCGGCATCCAGAACGTCAGCACCAAAGATAAGAGCATTCTTACCTACTTTCGCATGACCACGTGCAAGTACCAGAACACCAGTTTTGTATTCAGCCGCAGCAGGGGTTGTCAAGTCGTCAATCATAATGTAAGTTGCGTCAGCTACAGTAGCTTTAACTACGAGCTTGCCAGTGCTATCTAGAACACTACCAGTGATGGTTGCGTTTACACCAGCTTTTGCGATAACTTCGCGTGTAACGCCCGAAGCTGGCTCTTCTTCGTATTTCAGCCAGTTGCTTAGACGTTGTACATCAGCAGCGTATGTTGCCATGGTTTGTATCTCCTATTAGAATGGATTAAGCAGTACGTGCGTACTTAGCTTTCAAGATTTCGGTAGTGCGATCTACTTCCGGTTGGTCAGCAGTTCCAGTACCATTTACGCCCGTTTCACTCAGCAAGTCAGAGTTGTCAACAGCAGCTTTTTGTACAGCATATCCTGCCACTACAGCAGAGAATGCTTCGTCTGCAACAGCTTCAAGAGCTTTCAAAACTCCTTCAACTTGTTCGGCTGGCAATACAGCGGCCAGAGCAGCTTTACGAACTTCTTGCTTTTGAGCTGCAACTGCAACTTCAAATGCTTCAACTTTTGCTTGAGCAGCTTTCAGAACTTCTGTCTGAGCGTCCAAAGCTTTCTGGATTTCGGTAACAGCAGCAACACCGGCAGCTTTTTCGATTGCAACAGCATCAGCCAGAGCTTCAATGTGTGCAGATTTCAAGATTGTTTCCAAGGTAGATTCCTCTTTTTGAATGGATTGTGGGATGGCTTCGAAAGCCTTTTCAAGAATTTCTTGATCTTTCAGGATTGCAATTTTCTGATCAGGTGTTAGTTCAGCAAGAGCTGACTCTACGTTCTCAGCACGATACACGGATTTCATAATCGTGATTGATTCTAGACGTTTGTCGATCCAGTCTTTCTCATCACTGTCATCAAACTCTGTACGCCCGTATCCCATTGCAGCGGATAGGAGTTCTGCATCATCCCAGTACAACCCAAAGAACTTACGAAGGAACTCTGGGAATTGCATGGTCACAGTAACTGTTGAAGCTTTCTCAATCTGCTCTTGTGTGATGTTGTTTGTGGCCTTTGTGATCAGCGTAGTGATACCATTTGCTGGCCCACCTTGGTGCTTACCTACAAGAGCTACGTGAGCGCCTTCGTGTTCAAACTTAATGTCTGTAAGGCGACGAGTTGGCTTAGGCATTTGTAAGATCCTCTGTGTTAGCTAGCGCGTTAATAGAAACGCCGTTGATATCCCCACTCTTCACACCTTCCCACAATGCATCACCCGTCTCAGTCTCAGGAAAGTAGAACCACTGGAGCCAAGCTCCTTTCTTGATCACTCGTCCATCGTCTAGTTCGAAAGAAGCAGGACTGATAAATGATTGAACAATTTGTGCTTCTTCTGTCTGAATCTGATGGAAGATGTTAGCAGTATTGCAATGAGTATTAAAGTTGTTGCAGGCTTTTTCAATCTCTTCGACCGTATACGTGTCACCATGTAGATCATCTGTGGCCCCTTCTTCTTGGGGCTCCAGAACTACAAACAGTGCCATACGCTTTTCGTCATTAAGAGCTTTAGTAACTTCAACTTGCTCTGGAGTTTCCTTAGAGGAACCCCCAAAATGCTTTTCAATGAGAGCTGCAAGGCTCTCTACGAATGTAGTCATATCGTTCTCCTAGTTCATGTTGGCAGCAGCGTTATCACGAGTAGAAGTCTTTGAGGACGCTCCGTTACCGCCGCCTGCTTTCATGCCGTCACCGGCTTGAGAGTCACCGCCCATAATCTCCGCTTTATCAATCGGAGCATCGTCAGGCTTAAGAGGAACTTTAAGGGCAGCACGAATCTTGTTCGCCATAGGACGGTCAAGCTCAAGTGCACCAACAGAACCCATACGTTGGATTGCTTTGGAGAACGCATCAAGATCAACTTCATCAAGATCGCCATATTGTAGCTTAGGAAGTTTAGCATCTGGTGCCTCACCGTTAAGCATGAACAACTGGGGAATCAAGTCGTTATTGATAACATCGGAGATTTCTTGAAGACGGGCTTCAATCGCCATTGCCATGATGTTAGTCTTTGCACCAGCAAGCGAGAAACTACCAACAGAGTCTTGACCAAGTTTCAGTACGTCAGCAAACAAAGCAGTAAGGATCTTGTTATCCCAACGCTTAATGATTGCGTCTGTGTCGTACATCTTGGCACCCATTGTAGATGTCAGTTCAAACTTAAAGAGTGGCTGACGACTTTCTGGGTCGAATTGTTGTGGAAGAATCAGACCAGCTTGTTCGTTCATCTGAATGTTTCGGATGACGTTCTGGTAGTATTGATAGATCTTTGATTCAGCCTCTGTTGCATCTGCTGACATGTATTTAGGAGGCAAGTAAAGAGTTGGCATACCAACCATGTCTCGGCTCACACCGATGGACTCTTGCTCTTCAATCAGGCAACGATACTTCCAAGCGAAGTATGCAGCACGTAGAGGACTGTTACCTTCCGGGTTATCGCGTTCAGCGTCTACACGGATAAGGAGGAATTTCTTACGCGGGATATCAATGATGCCAGTTCCACTCACTGAGTTCAGATTGAGGTAGCGATCTGCTCCCTGAATCGTCGTGAGGTTCTGCTGGACGCCAAGAAGGTTCCGACCGTCATCAGAGTACGTCCATTTGTAGATCGTGTCCTGTGAGCGAATAGGGAGCTTCATGATGCCAATCTTGCCATCGTTGTACTTAGATCCCGCAGCATATGTGCGGCGACGATATACTTTCTCATGAACAGAGAAGCCATACGTCAATGCAGAAGTGGTTTCTTGAATGAAGGAACGCCAAGTTTGGTCCATGTCATCCAGACATTGCTGGAGGAATTCACCACGGGCTTTCATCTGAGCATCTGGTTCGATACCCAAATCAACTTCCCATTCAACGCGGCTAATCATCATCTTGAACAGAGAAAGAGCAGCCGCAATAGTTACATCTGATGCCATCGTTCGGAAAGTCTTGCAGGCTTCTGGGAAGCGTAGTTCACGTCGAGCTTCTTCATGAATACGACCACCAGACTGTTTAAGTCCAAGTGATCCCATCTCTCCTAGACGCAACCGTGGCATTGGAGCGTCTGCTTTCTCAATTAGTTCAGTCATTGCCCTCGCCTATAGTTAGTACATTCTGAACGGGTTCGCTTGTCTCATATCTGGAGCATCGAAGTCAGGAATGTGAATGTCTGTGGATAGTGCGTGGAATGCATCGGACGTGGCGTCAACCATGTCGTCCTTGATGTTACGGCTACCATCGAAGCGAACAAGTTCACTAAAGTAGTCTCCGTTCCACTCAGCAGTTACAACTTCAACACTACCAGCTTCTGCAATAGCAGCGAATGGAGCGAATCGAGTAACCTTAGATTTGTTTGTTTGTTTCATCTTCGCGTAGTACCCATGTTCAGCCAATCCGCGAATAAGATCAGCGGCGTAAGCTTTACCAGCAGCACCGGGGTCACATGGGATAATGATTTGAACATCGTCTCCATCGTGTTGAGCCGTTTCAAGGATCAAGTCGAAGACTCCCCCATGTCGGCGTCTATCACGCACAACATCTTCTACTGTGTAGATACCAGACACTGTTTTGCTCATTAGCACACCAGCTGTCCAGTCAGGGTTTTGATTTGTTTCAGAAGGAACTGTACCGGAGATATCCCATGCTCGTACCCGCTTCTGGGCCTTGAGAGCAGGGTATGGGGTCATTTGAACCCAATCCTCTTGGAAGTATCCACTACCCTCTTCACGAGCCAGCCAGCTACCGTGTAGGAGGCGAGCCTTCTCAACGCGTCCAAGACCTTTAAGGAATGCAACATAACCGGGGTCAATCTTGCAAAGGACAGGGTTGTCGAAGACGTTGGCACTGATGAAGCAGAAGCTTAGTGGTTGGATCTGGTTAGGATCACCAGCTTCTAGATCAGGTAGGGCATACTTGTCCCAAAGTTCCTCGTAGCTGTTACCCCAAATCATTTTATTGTTATCGCGGATAAACCAGCGTTTAACACCATCACGTTCAGGGATTGGAATACCAGTATCTGGATCAAGCCACCAGTCCAACCAGTGACGCAAGAATGCATCGTAGTCAGGGTTACATGTGATTTTCATGTGGGGCTTAACTTCGGGACACTTAGGGTTCCGCATACGAGACAGGAGGTAAACGACCATAGCTTCATCGAACTGTTGGCCTTCGTCCACTAGGAACTTGTTTACTTCCCAACCTTGGAAGTTGTCTTTGTCTTTGAGGTTTTCAAAGTGACGTAGGTAAATACGTGCACCAGAAGAGAAAAGGAAGTGGTGTTCTTTATCACGCCATCTTACTTTAGGGTCAATCAGTCGGAACAATTCTTCTGCCTTCTCGTGAAGTCCACCCGGACCTTTCAGCTGAGGTGTTGTACGGCGAACCATACATCCACGGAAGTTAGGATTGTTTACGTGCGGCAAGAAGTCCATTACACCAAGGTAAGACTTACCAGCACCAGCAGCACCACCGAATACAGTGATGTTTGCTTCTGCGTGCATGAAGTCGTATTGCTTAGGAGACTTAGGCCCGATGATGTTGGTATCTAGATTGAACTCTGGATATACAACTTTGAGTTTTGTTGGAATAAACTCAGAGGGGTCAATATCGACCGGTTTAATTTTCATCGTGCCTCCGTGTAGTTGCGATCATTGCGATCAAAGTTGAGTGATACATATTTTCATATGCTCTATGTGGTTATTCTACAACGGAAACTGAGATTGTCAATACCCTGATGCAAAACATTTCATTATTTCACAGTATGACTATGAGAGTCAAGTAGTATAGATACAAAAAAGCCCCGCAAATGCGAGGCTTCTCTGCTTAGACAGACTTATGTATGATTGCACGTGGCAATATCCGAGTGGTTAAGTCGTCTGTAATTGGTGCATCCTCTTGGTATCGAGCCAAGTCCTCTGGGGTTTCACTCCAGTGCTTCTACCTAGTTAGCTTAGAATGCAAATGGGTTAGGGCACTTGCTACCTTGCAAGCTGAGGGCATGTACCTCATATACCCCTAATTTGGTGCTTCGTGAAAGAATCGAACTTCCGTCTGTTGCGTGTAAAGCAACGGCCCTGCCATTAGACGAACGAAGCAAAATTGGTGCGGGTGCAGGGAATCGAACCCTTACCTGTTCATCACAAGCAGCCGGGGGTTCAAGCCCCGTTTGTACCCATTGTAGCTACACGCCATATTCTTAAATTCTTGACCAGCGTACTTGGGACTCTTACCCCTACAATGCATCGAGGCGCGCTAGCTCAATTCCTCGTGCAGTTTTCTTCTCGGGAGCGACCCGATAATATTGGCAGCGGATACAGGATTCAAACCTGTGGAGGCATCACTGCCTCACCTGTTTAGCAAACAGGGTCGATAAGTCACTCCGACAATCCGCTATATTATTGACTTGATGATATAGCTATAGTAAGCCCTATCAAAACTGGGAAGACTGTAAAATGTATAATACCTTCAAACATCATAAAAATCTCCCATTATTTGGTGAAACGCCTTGGAATCGAACCAAGTTAACACAGGTTAAAAGCCTGTTGCCTAGCGCCGGTCGGCCAACGTCTCAATGTGTAGCTATTGAAACACAGCTTGTTTAGCTGTGTCAACACTTATTTCTTCACAAGGTCAAAAACAATTGCGGATGGTTTTTCTTCTGCTGCATCGTCCGCATCTGCTTCTGCGTCATCTTGTTTAGCACTGGTTTGCTTAAGGATTGCTTCTGCCTTGAGCATCGCCATGTACATGTTGATTACATCTTGGTTCATCTTAAACGCTTTGTCAATAGGCAAATCAGGCTTGGAGGCTAGCTCAACAATCTTTTCTGCTGCACGACCGAAATACTTCTTCAACGTCTTAAGACCAATCTCCAATTCGGTCTTTGCCATTCCACGAGCTGCAAGCTCAGCGTTTGAAGGACGACCACCTTTGTTTTTTGGTGCTGTCATAAGTGCCTCTGGATAGGGTGAAGACGGTAGACTTACGCACCGAAAGGAGGGAGGAACAGTGCAGCTCCGTCTTCAAATTTGAATTCTGTGTTTATATATCCCAAGTATAACCTACTGTTCTTAATCTGTCAACCCTTAGCACGATAGATTATTCAGAATAATTTCTAGGTTGTGTCACGCCCTCTGAGGGATATGAACCTCCTACATACTCACGCTCTGTCTGTGCGTGAAACGCGAGGTAACGGCAAGAGCCACACAGATCATCCTCATGCCCAGTATTCTTCTGTTGTGTATTCTTGTAAGTCATGATATTATCGCAGCATTTACACCTCATATAATAAAGTCCTTATATAT